TCTTGCTAAACAACCCTATTCTAGAAGATAGTTTCCGCGTTTGCGGCCACTATCTCGATATGTTTGCGTTTTAGGTGATATGCGTATAGACCGAGGCTAACTATCACTACTAACGCGATAATAAGTGCCACTGTCATGGCATAAAAGAAAGTCGGTAAGAAGTTTCCCTCTTACCGACTGAATCAATTACTCAGCAGCATCAGGGTCAAATGCTAAGCCTGCCTCGGTGAGACGCAGATACTTGACCTTCTGATGGGAATTGTCGGCAAGGGTAATTTCAGCCTCTTCACGGAAGCCAAGCTGCTTACGCTGAATGGCGGAAGTAAAAATGCCATCAACCTGGCGCTTCTCGAGACCAAGAGTTTCAGCAACTTCAGCCGCTGTCAGGTCCTTACCATGATTCTCCTTAAGATAATTCAGAACTGCAAGTGTATTAGGTTTCATAGCCATAGTGATTTCTCTCCTTAATCATTCTTTTGATGCCATCTGCTGAACCATAATGTCAACTTCAAGCATAACGTTGATACCGTCAGGCAGGGCCGCAATTTGATTTGTGAGTTGCATAATGCGACGTTCGGCCTGACTCTTTTCTTCTGTTGAGGAAGTCTTGCTGGAATGCACCAGTTCGCAATCATAAATCTCTTTAGCAAGCTTCCTCATTTGCTTTCGAGTCATAAACTCTCTGTCCCTTCGTTTATTCCTGATTACGAATATATAATAACTTATTTTTTTTCTTTAGTCAAAATACCTCGTTAATCAGACACTCATGAGGGTTTTTATCATCTCTCATGCACTTAAAAACAGGATGACGCAAAGTTTTTTCCTTGCGGTCAATGCTCATACAATCAAGAGAGCAGACGTGGCCAACATAATTTTCTGGTGTCTCAGTCATCTGTCTACGCATTTCATCGGTAATACCAGATGATACCGTACCAAGCTCAACTAGTTTTCCTTCGTCATTATATGCACCAATGCCGATAGAGGTGTGCCAACCCAAATAATAAGGTTTAGTGACAGGCGTATAAAATTTGTCTTTGTCTTCAACCCCAAATACCGAGTGTTTATTGTTCTTATAGTGGAAGTAGTAATTACCTTCAACTAATTCTGGATTGCCCCAACCTCCAAAACAATGGTCTTCTTCAAAGCAATCATAGAATGTGGGAGTCTGTCTCTCCCAATAGGGCCATGTTTCAATATCCTTGCCAGTATATTCTCTGGTAGGTTCAATGGTGCGTGTAATCACCAAATCAATAGAGTCCATCTGCTTGCACTTAATCGTATCCCATGCAGGTCTCTTACCTGGTGTATATGGAGCATTGCGCTTCTTCAAAACAGCACCTTCTCCACCTGCTTTTAAGATACGAGACACCTCTGCTTCGAGGTTTTCTTCAACCTTTTCAGCAAGTCTCAAGAAATCGTAGGAATCAAGAGAGTGAAGATTCCAGATTGCTTGAAGAATTCTATATCGTGTTTCTGCCCCTTCATTTACAAGACTGACACCGTCATATGCCAGAATATCGTGGCAGTAGTAATGAATATTACCCTCTTTCTGCTGACGACGAATTGCTTCGGCAGAAAGGCAACCCATAATGTGCGTCACATCTTTACTGGTACCACCTGGAACGTGGATTTCACCAATAATAATTGTACCTGCGGGAAGGCAGCTAAAAGCGTCTATAATGTGAGGTACATTGCCACCCTTTTCCGTGAGAATGCCCGTAGTCTTACTTACTGTTCGACCGAACAAGTAAGAGAAGTTATCGGTTTTTACAAACTGATACCATGCTCCGTCGATTTTCTCTTCCAGAAAATACTCCCCGTTGGAACATACTTCAGATAGCATATACTCCTTACCTGCGGGCAGCTTCCAACAGAGCATAGGCTCAAACATCAGATTTTCTGCTTCGGGATATAATTCATGTATTTTAGCTTTATCAAACATTTATCTCACCTCTTTAAGAGATATAAACCTCTTATATATAATTATAAAATATAAAAGAGGGTTTGTCAAGCGAGAGCGCTTTTTATCACGCTCTCGCTCAAACTTACACTCGACTAATGGACAAAATCTTGGAGTTATTCTTCAGCATGATATTACCGACTGAAGTGCGACCAAGAATTGGTAGTTCCGTATTGGTCACAACAATAGCGGTTTTATCTCCACTAATGAGGAGATTGTCATCATCGCCGAGGATTACAGCTCCACCAATAGCTTCTTTGTAGCAAGACAGACCCTTGCCACCACGATTTTGGACGGGGAACTCCTTCAAGTCAGTCTGCTTACCATAACCAGTTTCAGAAACAATAGCAAGATGACCTGCGGGATTGGAGATAGGTAGTGCTGCGATAACATGGTCATTCTCAGCAACATTCATACCCTTTACACCCTGTGCAATTCGAGAAGAGATCGGCATGCCGGCGGCCGCAAATCTAATGCACATTCCGTTTTTGGTAACGAGCATCATTTCCTCTTGATTGATAAAAGTTACGTCAGCCAGTTCGTCGCCATCTTTGAAGTTAATGGCAATTACACCGGTACGCTTCATCTTATCATATTCTTCCAGAGGAACCTTCTTAATAATACCCTTCTTTGTGGCAAAGAAGATAAACTTCTTGTCAGTGTCTCTTGCAAGAGTGGTATAGGCAATCGGCTTCTCGCCATTGTCAAACTCAATCAAACCGGCGAGAGCAGCTCCAGAGGATACATTGGTTCCCTCGGGAATATTATCGACCAACAAACGATACATCTTACCTTTTGTTGTAAAGACCATGAGAACATCCTGCGTGTTGGTTTTCTGAGAGAAGATAACGGTATCACCATTGGTTTTTACACCTGCGGTATTACGCTTTTGAGGCTTGAAATTCTTTGCATCAACTCTCTTGATAGAGTTCTTACTGGTAATAACAACCACGCAATCTTTTACTTCAACCACGGGGGCTTCTTTTTCAGCCTTGGGGATCTCTTGGTCAGTTAGCTTCGTGCGGCGAGCATCTCCATAGCGGTCACGAAGCTCGGTGATTCTCTTGATAAGTTCGCTATTTCGAACCTCTTTGTTGGAGAGAAGCTCGATACACTTTGCAATAAACTCTTTCTTTTCTTTGAGTTCTTGGACTAGTTCATCCTTGTCAATCTGCGTCAACTTACCAAGCTTCATGTCCAAAATAGCATTAGCTTGAATTTCATCAACAGACAAGAAGTTCATCAACTTGATTCTAGCTTCATTCTTCGTAGAAGACTGCTTGATAAGAGTGATAACTTCGTCAATCTTGTCAACTGCCGCAATCAATCCTTCAAGAATGTGTGCTCTTGCTTCGGCTTTTGCTTTGTCGAACTCTGTTGCTTTAATCAAAACATCTTCTTGATGGTTGACATAGAATTTGAGCAAGTCAAGCATAGAGCAAAGCTTAGGAGTACCATTGACAATATAGTTCATATTGTAAGAGATGGAACTCTGAAGATCGGTGGACAAGAACAGTTGCTTAAGAGCCTTGCTTACAGACACTCCATCTTTGACATAGAAGATAAGTCTGTTATTACCAATCTCAGACTCGTCATCAAAGTCGTCAATTAGTTCGCTTAATGCGTCAACATTCTTTTCTACCTGCTCCTTAATCTTGTTACGATAGGTGCGGTAGGGAATGGTTGTAAAGATAATTTTCTGACCATCAATCTCATAGTCACCTTGGATTTTGAGCGAAACCTTAGATTTTCCGTCCGCAAAGGCCGCCCGCACGTCTTTAGCATTAAGAACTGTGCCACCAAGCGGGAAATCGGGGCCAGGAATATAGGTCAGCAATTCATCAAGAGTGAGGTTACCCTTCTGAATAAGGGCAATAGCCGCATTACATACCTCGGTGAGATTGTGCGGTGCGCTATTATGAGCCATGGAAATACCGATAGCCTGTCGACCATTACAGATAGCGTTGGGGAACAAAGATGGAAGAACAACAGGTTCCATGTACTCACCATTGTAAGTCTCTTTTGTTGGAACAACTTCCTTCTTGTAATCGTTCATCATTAGGTCAGCAAAGATGGCGGGTTTTGCCTCTGTATAACGAGAAGAAGAGAACATCTCGTTACTTTCTTGTGTACCCAACTGGCCTTGGCCTGTAATCAATGGATATCGCATCAAGAACGGCTGTGCCATCTTACGGAGAACGCCATAGCAAGCAATGTCGCCATGGAAGTAAGAAGTGGCCAGAGTGGAACCGACAATAGCATTACACTTCTTGGTCTTACTCTTGTTGTCCATTTTCAAGTGCTCTTCCATAGTCCACAGAATCTTGCGCTGTGCGCTTAACAGACCATCTTCTGCGGTTGGAATGGCACGATCAGTCAATACCTCTTCTGCATAAGTAAGGAAGGTTTCTTTAGCCTCATCGAGAATATCAACTTCAGTAATAAAACTTTCAGTCTTCATTGGTTACCCTCCTTAGTTAAAATTGAAACCGAGAGTTTCGGCATTATCATAGATATATTGCTTGCGGGGCTCAACGGCGCTACCCATCAAGACATCAAGCAGTTTAGCGGTTTGCTCTGCATCAGAAATAGTGATACGCTTAAAGCGTTCATTCTTAAAGCAAACTTTCTGCAAGTCTTCGGGGTTCAATTCGCCCAGACCCTTTGCGCGCAGTAAATCATAGGAACCCGTATGGGTCTTTTTCCACTCTTCGAGTTCATTGTCGCTATAGCAGTAGTATTCATTACCCTTTTGGCGAATAATGTAAAGAGGGGTGACTGCGCGATATAGCTTACCAGCTTCTACCAGAGGTCGCATATAGGTATAGAAGAATGTAATGAGCATCAACTCAATATCGGCGCCGTCACTATCTGCGTCGGTGGTGATAACCACTTTATCAACAGACATTTTAGATACATCAAAGGATTTATCAAAACCTGCGCCGATAACATTCACGATATCGGACATTTCTTGGTTAGCCAAGATTTTATCTACCGCTGTCTTGAGAGGGGAGATAATCTTACCTCTCAGCATATAGATACAATCAGTCTTGGGATTTCTGGCTTCAACGGCAGATGCACCTGCGGAAAGACCCTCAACGAGCAATAGGTTACGCTGTTTGGGATTCTTGTTGGTGCAATCAATGAACTTACTACTAAGCTTCATCTTAGCCTTTAAGCCAGTTTCCTTCTTAGGTTTAATGCCACGTGCGGCCTCCCTGGCCTTACGCGCAGCTTCTCTTGCCTTACGCGCGTTAAGCGCCTTGTCCGCGATTTGCTTAACATCCTTCTCATTTGCCGCCATCCAATACTGAAGTTCTTCAGCTATTGCTTGAGTGAATGGCTTCATGTCAATCTTGACAATGCGCGACTTGGTTTGTGCGTCATAGCTTACGCCGGGCGCAGTAATGTTGAAAACAACATAGAGTCCTTCCTGGCAATCCTCGCCGGAAAGGTTTTCATCCTTTTCCTTGAGCCACCCTTTTTCACGGAAGAACTTGTTCATTTCTCTTGTTATGATGGTCTTAATCTGCGTAATATGAGGTCCACTTTCTGTTAATCCAGTATTAACATATGGGACGAAGGTCGCAGAATAAGCATTTGTATAAGTTAGAGCTAAGTCTATTTTGTTCTTGCCATCGGCAAAGTTAATTGAGAGACGGTTTTTTAATAGTTCTTTGCCCTTTACAGTCTCAGTCACTAGATCCATTAGACCATTCTTGGAAGCGAATACCACCTGGGCCTTATCTTCTTGATTAAGCTCAATAGTCAGACCGGGACAGAGGCAGACAATGACCTTAAACAGATTAGTGAGAGCGTTTACATCTTGCTGGGTAGTTGTAAAAAATTCCTCGCTAGGCTTCCATTGAACAAGGGTACCAGAAGGCTTATTCTTGTTATCCCAAGCGCCCACGTCACGCTTTTCAAATTCGCCCTCTTTGAACCAAATATGCTCATATTTGCCGTCTCGATAGGTAATGACCTCAAGCCAATGAGAAAGATATGTAGTAATCTTACTACCAATACCATTCAAACCGAGAGCCACACCTTCATATACACCATCATCAGTATATTTACCAGAGGTATTGAGTACGCTAAAAGCTGCTTCCAGAATGGTCTTGCCATCCTCTTCTCTCACAGCATTAGGGATAAATCCCTGGCCATTATCCTCTACAATAACAGTGCCATCTTTCTTGATGGTGACAATTATCTTGTTACCATGTCCAGCTCTAAACTCGTCAACTGCGTTAGATACAATCTCGATTGTAAGCTGATTAGGGGTCTCTGTGCTGCCACAATAGACGCCTGGCCGCAAACGAGTGAACTGTAATGGCGAAAGTGATTGAATACTTTTTTCATCATATAGATTATTTGCCATCCTGTTTCCTCTTTTCACTTATATAGCTGGTATTTCCTGCTTAACTCGTGTGCAATTTCATCAGAGAGAGGTCTGAACCAGATTCCAGTCAAGGTTCTTCCATCTTCATCTTCCGGTTCCAACTCGGTTAAACAGTTGTCTCGGATGTAGCCAAAATCCAAGCCCTCAATGAGTCCTAACTCTTGCGCTCTAGGCACTACTTTTAAAAGTTGGTTCTTATTTTTCGCTTCGCAGATCGTTTTAGTGATCGCTTGATTCATATAGGCTCGATCCTCTTCCGTTAAGGGTGTGCCATTTTGGAAGATATGTAACCAATATACTTCTGCGCAATGCCCAACTTGAGCAGCAAGTTTACCAGGGGACATTTGCAAGTCTTTGCGCATGATAAATAGTCTTCTATATCCCATTAGTAATCACCACTTAAAACCTGCTCTGGAGTCAATCGACCTGTTGCTAAAGCATCGGCAAGTTCATTGCCACGTTCTCCAGCATGGCCTTTTACATAACGCAAGTCGATTTTAATGCCCTCGTTAGAGGTCAGTCTATCATAGGCTTGCATCAAGTCTTTATTTTCCAGAGGCTTGTTTTTAGCTCTTACCCAACCATTAGCTTTCCAACCTTTAATCCAGTTAGTGAAGCTATTGATGCAATACATGGAGTCGCTATAAACAATAGGCGGAAAGAACATTCCTGGTCTTGCACCGTAGTGTTCTATCGCCCAAAGAATAGCGGATAGTTCCATGCGGTTGTTGGTGGTTCCTTCGGCACGCTCAGCATAGGCATCTACGACTTCATACTCACTAGGGTCTTGGCCGGGTTTACCCTAACACACAACTACTCCGAAACCGCCAACGGCGTCTTTTGCCCCATTCTTTAAGGCACTACCATCGGTGTAAATAACAAGCATAATAATCACCTCACATATTGTCTTTTGTTATTTCCATCGTTTTTCTTTCTGTATGTATATAATATCATATTTTTTCAAGAAAATCAAGCTACAAACAAAATAAAGGTCAGTAGGTATTACGCCTACTGACCTTTTGGTTAAATAGTAATAGTTTCTCCCTTATTGTTCTTATCTTTCATAGCTAGCTCATAGGTGATTCCACCTTGAGAATGGTCGGATTTTGCCATGTTAAGATAGAATGAACATACTACGCCATGAGCACTCCAAGGAAGCCCAACAAGAGCTGAAATCCAGGGAAGAGTACCCAGATAACCCAAGTGGATACAATAAAAGGCTAGCGCAATGCCGGCCAAAGTTACAATCCACAAGAGTGCGCGAATGTCCATAATAAGCTTTTTGGAGAATTCAAGTTTGGTTTTGGTCCACATTAAACGACACCTCCAAATAAAAAATTTTTTGGACAGAAGTATTTAAGTATAAAGTCTCCTTTTTCAATAAATAATGAAACGGGCAAGTATATGCCTAATAAATAAAAAGGAGATTATACCATGAAAGATTTTACAAACGAGAAATTCGGAAAGTGGACAGCCCTCTACCCTGTTGAAAAGAAGGGGGCATCATATTGGTATTGCAGATGTGATTGTGGTACTGAAAGAGAAGTGTCTGAAGCCAATCTAAAGAGAGGTCGCTCAACTAGCTGCGGCAAATGTAATAAGTCCTCTGACTTAACCGGAAAACGCTTCCACAAGCTGGTAGTGCTTGAAAGAGACTTCTCGGTACAGGCTAAAGATGCACACTGGAAGTGCCAGTGCGATTGTGGAAACATTAAAACAGTATCGGGAAAGCATCTAAAAGATGGTACTACCAAATCGTGCGGATGTTTAAGAAAGGAAAGGGGCGCTATAATGTGCGCTTCGCGAGCCAAAAACTTAACTGGAAGTGTTTTTGGATAGCTTACGGTGTTACATGAGATCGAAAAACCGTCAGACCACCATTCCTACTGGATGTGCAAATGTAGCTGTGGGAATAATAAGATAATCAGAGGTGATTATCTTACCGGTGGTCACGCCATATCGTGTGGATGCACTTCTGGCTCCTTGGGTGAGCAGAAAATCGAGTAGCTTCTAAAAGAACACAATATACCATACACAAGAGAATAGAAATTCTCGGATTGTGTAAACCCAAAAACTGGCTATGAATTACGCTTTGATTTCTATGTTAATAACTCCTACTTAATCGAGTATGATGGCATACAGCATTTTGAAGATAGTGACTTTTTCCCTACTCCTTTGAGTGAAATTTAGGAGCTAGATGGGATAAAGAACACCTGGTGCCAAGAACATAAAATACCGCTATTGCGTATTCCATATACCAAGCTTTCAACCTTAACAATAGAGGATCTAAAAATAAAAGAGGCTCAATTATGAGCCTCTTTTATTCTCGTCATATCTCTTTAAGACTACTGCAAATTCGCCTCTAGTTAAGAAACGCTTGGGCATCAATTGACCTTGCTCATTGCCTACCATTAAACCATTTTGCTGTGCCCAAACAAGTGCATCCTGCTCAAAGGTAGCGGGTTTAGATTGAAGGCTAGCAAGATAGTTGTTCATCATTTCATTGAATTTTTCTTGAGTCATATCTTCATCCTCCTCAGATTGTGCGGGAGCCCCGTTTAACCGATCGTTAACCGCGGCCGCAATTTGTCCATGTCTGCTATATAGATATTCGCCAGGGCAGGCCTTAGCGGCGAACCATCTATGTACGGTCATAAGTAATTCATTGCTTGCTGGTCTATATGCCAAAGCTCTTGTTTTATCGGGAATCCAAATCATCTTGGTCTTACCATTGCGTTGGCAAATGTCTACTAGCAAGTCGATTAGTGCGTTATAAGCCGCATCTGTGACTGCGTATGGGTCTACTGTTTCACTGGCTACTTCAATAGTGATAGCTCGTTTATCATTATCACTAGAGGAAGTACACCAACTGCGGTCCTTTTCATCCACAGAGAGTCCAATAGAGCCATCGTATCCAACAACATAGTTAGAAGAACAATCTCTATCTGTTGTTGCGAAATAGTCTACGCCTCTTTTAGCGGTTACCTGTCCTACAAAACAGTGGATGGAGACACGCTCTAGTGTTTTGCTGGACAAGGTAGTTTTATTTTTTGTGATTCGAGTATATGTTGCTAATGGGCTATTTGTCATAACACTACTTACCTCCTGTTTTGTGAATTTGTCATAATATCCTTGAGAAAATCCGGCACGTTTGTTGATAGTATTTTGCTTGGCGGCTCCTTCTTTTAACACGGAAGCGGGTCTTTCAAAGTCAAGTAATACTGCATTAGATGCCTCTAAAACCGAAGTTGTGCTCATCAACACTTTTCTTACACGGGGAAAACTTGTAGTTAGTTCTTTATCGAGAAAATCTAATTGGGCTTGCAAAGACCCTATTGACTAACCTTTAGATTGGCAGAAAGCCAATAAGTCTCTTTTTCTTGACCAGAAAGTCCATTGAGCGATACCATATCCTGCGCCATCTCTAACGAAGTTGGTATAAGTGCCATTGTCTACTGCTGCTGTATATTCAGCGTCAGTCATGCCTAGTTTTTTCTCAGAGGAGTTTTGAAGGTTGGTTGGTTTCAGTCCAGACTCGGCATATAGGTTGCCCATTAGGCCTGCGATACCGGCCGGCTGCATACCCTTATCTGCGAAATATTTCCAGATAATTTGTTCATTACTCATTCTTAGACACCTCCTTTAGGGGTATAAAAGGCCGCGGCTCCGAAGAACCGCGGCGTAATTAGATAGCTTCAGCGATTTTAGCAATCTGGCTTCTATAAATATTGTTAAGTTGGATTTCTCCATAGATTGGCTTGCCTCTAAAAATCTTAGAGACTCGTTTCATGCCGTTATTGGCGCCTTGGTAAGCAGGAAGGTCTACCTGGCTGCGCTCGTCGCCATCAATGATACATACACAATCTTCACCAACACGTTGTAGAGCAAGCTTGATTAGAGTTCTATCTAGGTTTTGAGCTTCAGAGATATAAATACCAGCGTTCATACCATTTGTGTCATAGCCACGAATATCCGCGAATGGCAGTAGGATAAGTTTCTCGTTGGCCATGAATTGCTCAACACCGGTTCTTCCTCCGAGTTTGCTGGCTAACAAGTTACCAATCTGCGAGTCAAGAAGTTTTTCATTCTTTGTGCCAGGATAAAAACCTAGTTTGGCAGAGTTAGCAGTTGCCACTGTGTTACAGAATATTACAATCTTGTCAAGAGTGTGATGCTCTAAGCGTGAAATTAGATAACTCAATGATACTTGGGTTTTACCACTTCCCGCAGGTCCTTTGACAAGAGTAATCTTGTTAGAACGAAGACTGTCAAACAAGAGTTTCTGATATACATCGCCTTTATATGGCTCTACCTTACCAAACCAATTAGAATTAAATGGCTTGGTGTTTAGGTATCTATATTCTTCTCCATTCCATACTCTTAAGTCAACTACTTCTCCCTCTGGATTGCGAAGAATGAGATATTGGCCATTCAATAGGTCGAAGCGATTCTGCGTAGTATCTTGATAGAATTCCGCCATAGTCCTCTCGTCCGCGGTTACCTCTTTATAACCAGTATAATAGTCAGTTTCTTCATCCACGCTCTCGATACGACTATCATCAAGGAACAATTGGGCGATATGCTTAAGACTTAAATCGTTGGTAACGAAGATTGCATCTGTCTAAATAGCATCGGAAAGTATCCTTGTATCATCTGTAATATCAAGAGACTTTTCTGTGATAAGGCTCTCATACTCTTGTTTATGAACCACTACTTGATAATGAGAGGGATGTTCATTGAATAGATGTAGTAGTAATCTTGCGGAATACTTTACATCAGCAT